GAGATGGTTACGGCTTTACTTTCTACTTATGTTGTGGCAAATTTAGGTATCGTTGCAACTTTTATGGGAACAACGGCTTTTACACGCTCGAAAGAAAATGGTAAATGACATGGTTATTAGTAGTATTTTTATCAGGGACTGTACAGGAGGCGGTATATTTCAGTGATTTGGATTCGTGCCTTAGAATTGCACAAAAAATTAGAGCCCAAAACTATGACCCTTCCCTCGCAGGGGATAGCAAAATTTGGGTTAAAGCTTATTGCGTTCCTAAATCAGTCCCGAAAAAAGAAGGAGATTAAGATGGCTAAAAGAGGTAGACCTAAAAAGGTAGTTGAAGAAAAAAATAGTATTTTAAGTCTAATAAGAAAATTAATTGGAACTGCTAAAAGAAAAACATTCTGGGACTGGTTAACAGAAAAGGTAAAGGGGTAGTTATGCCAAAAGACGCTTGTTATCATAAAGTTAAAGCTAGATATAGAGTTTTCCCATCAGCGTATGCATCAGGAGCGATTGCAAAATGTAGAAAAGTTGGTGCTGCAAACTATGGAAAATCAAGTAAAAAGAAGAAAGCTGCAGGAGGTATAGTTAAACTCTCTAATGGAGGACTAACTAGAAGAAGTCATAGAAAAAGACCTGCTGGTAATTCTGGTATAGCCAGAGGTTGTGGTGTAGTAAAGAGACGTAAAGTCACTAAATATGTATAATGTGTTATGGCAGTAAGAAAAACAAAATCTGGTTTAGCACTAAAACGATGGTTTAAGGAGGATTGGAAAGATGTCCGCACGGGGAAGGCTTGTGGCAGACGCAAAGGTGAAAAACGGGGTACTCCATATTGTCGCCCCTCAAAGAGGATATCTTCTAAAACCCCAAAAACTTCGGGAGAAATGTCAAGAGCTGAAAAGGCGAAAAGAATTGCTCAAAAGAAAAGATTAGGGCAACCAGCGGGTAAACCAAGAAGGGTTGAAGCCGCAAGAAGAAAAACTAGCAGAAAGAAAAAATAAGGAGATATATATGGCTGGTATGATGAAGAAAAAAGGCTACCGTGCAGGTGGTGCAATGAAAAGAAAAGGCATGAAAAATGGTGGTAAGATTAATAATCTTAGAAAAGCTATTAAAAAAGTAGATGCCAAGAAAAAAGCCGCTGGTAAAAATGGTAAGAAACAAACCATGGCTCAAAGAATGAAGGCACTAAGGGCTAGAAAAAAGAAGTAGTGCCTTATTTACAAAGTAATATCCCTTACTTTAAATGTTGGGTAAGGAGAGAATACACTTGTAACCATCTAAGACACCACGGAGACTTCTTACACGCTATGGCAATAGCTGTTACTACTATGCCAAATAGATGTTTGAGTTTTCAGGTTATGTTTACAGGTTGCGAAACAGACGATACAGATCAACCAAACGTGCATGGAGGAGCCATGTGGGCAAGAATGCCTATAACTGCTTTGATGGCTGATATAGCCGTAGAAGAGTGGCCTGAACCAATGGAAGTGCATGATGCACAACCTTGGGACTGTTCTTCATATACCCATGCTGTCTATACATTAGATAGAGCAACACCTTGTCCTTGGGTAGCCAAGATAGGTGGAAAGTTCTATCCTGCTAAGTACTTATTTACAGTTGACTATTCAGAAAGTGAGATTGCTGATGACCCTGCACAGCATAAGCAGAGTCATGTCATGTATTTACTTGATGCAGGCGAATGGACAGGTAACATGGTAGCGTTGCCAAATAACCGTGTTCGTGTTACACATCCAGCATGGTTTGAAACAGGCGAAGGGCCACCTGACTTTTTACCTTCGCAGCACATACACTATTCTAAGTCTAATTTAGATTATACGTTAGATGTGAATAGGATATTTGATAACTTGTATAACGAGAGTGACAATGGCAGTAAAGAAAAGAGACCCAAAGGTAGGAACAGGAAAAAAACCTAAAGGTAGCGGAAGGAGATTATACACAGATGAGAATCCAAAGGATACTGTTGGAATTAAGTTTGCAACTCCAGCTGATGCTCGTGCAACAGTGGCGAAGGTTAAAAAGGTTAACAAACCATTTGCTCGAAAAATTCAAATATTGACAGTTGGAGAGCAAAGAGCCAAAGTCATGGGTAAAACAGAAGTTGCTGGTATATTTAAAAGAGGCAAAGAATCAATAAGAAGGAGTAGGCAAAATGGCAAGAAAAAGGGGTAGCATGAAAGGCTACACTATAAAAAGTGGAGATAAAAGACCTACCAAGTCTGGTGCAGGCATGACCGCTAAAGGTGTGGCTAAATATAGACGTGAAAATCCCGGAAGTAAGCTAAAAACAGCAGTTACTGGTAAGGTAAAACCAGGAAGTAAAGCAGCAAAAAGGCGTAAGTCATTTTGTGCTAGAAGTGCGGGGCAAATGAAAAAGTTCCCAAAAGCAGCTAAGAATCCAAACAGTCGTTTGAGACAAGCTAGAAGAAGATGGAAATGTTAGAGTTATGGGGGGTGTCTGCTCATTTTAACACTTAATTTATGAAAGGCTTCCTTTGATTATTGTTAAACAAAATGTAATAAATTTTTCGCAGATTAATCCCCCCACCAAAAAAGGAGTAATATATGTTAAGTAGTATTATAGGGCCAATATCAAGTTTGGCAGGCACATGGCTACAAGGACGTGTAGATAAAGCAAGAGCAGAAACAGAAGTTAAAGTAGCTAGAGCCAAAGCGGAAGCTAAGGTTTACGAGACAGAAGCTACAAGTTCAATGTTAAATGAGAGGTCTTTAACAGACCAGATGGGCGAAAGCTGGAAGGACGAAGCGTGGTCACTTTGGTTTATAGCCGTGTTAACATGTTGTTTTTTGCCTTGGACACAGGAGTATGTTAAAGAAGGGTTTATATTTTTAGACGAACACACTCCTAACTGGTTTCATAATATGTTATATATAGTAATAGGTAGTTCATTTGGATACAGGTTCGGTAAACAAGGACTGCAGATTTTAAACAGGAAAGGTAAGTAATGGATATTAACAAGTTACAGGATGAAATAGAAGCGGATGAGGGCTTGAAATTAGAGGTCTACCTTGACCATTTAAATTTACCTACAATGGGTATTGGACATTTGATAAAAAAAGATGATCCAGAACATGGACAACCTGTGGGCACAAAAATATCTTATGAAAGATGCAGTGAACTATTTGAACAAGATATAAAAATAACTATAGATGACTGTAAAAAGGTATATGATGACTGGGATGACATGGATGAAGAAATAAAAAGAATATGTTGCAATATGATGTTTAATCTTGGATTACCTCGTTATAAAAAATTTAAACTTATGATAAAAGCTATAAAAGAAAGAAACCATGAAGAAGCCGCAAAACAGATGAAGCAAAGCAGGTGGTATAATCAGGTTACAAACAGGGCAGAAAGACTTATAGAAAGAATGAAAAAAGTAGGTTAGTTATGACGTTAAAGAAGTTAGCACTTAGAGGCGGTATAAATAGAGAAAGAACTCGTTATGCTAGTGAAGGTGGCTGGTACAACGGTGATAAAATACGATTTCGCAAGGGAATGCCTGAAAAGATAGGTGGATGGGCACAAATATCTACAACAACATTTCAAGGTATATGTCGTTCTCTTTTTAACTGGGTTACCATAACAGGGCAAAACTTCTTAGGTGTTGGTACAAACCTTAAATTTTTTATAGAAAATGGTGGAGCTTACAATGATGTTACACCGTTACGTGCTACTGTATCTTTAACCAACCCATTTACTACAACTAACGGGTCTACAACCGTATTGGTAACAGATGCAAATGGTGGGTTTGAAGACGAGGATTTTGTGACTTTTAGTAATGCTTCTGCAGTTAACGGAGTTACAGTTGATGGTGAATTTCAAATAGATATAGTGTCACCTACTACTTATAATATAACTGTATCTTCTGCTGCTTCAGGTGATGGTACAGGTGGAGGCACAGTATCTGCTGCATATCAGATAAATACAGGCCCTGCGTTTGCTATACCTTTAACAGGTTGGGGTGCAGGTTCATGGGGTTCTGGAACATGGGGTGTTGGACAGGCATCTGTAAACGAACTTCGTACATGGAATCAGTCTAACTTTGGTGAAGATTTAGTATTTGGGCCTAGTGGTGGTAGAATCTACTTTTGGGATTCAGGTGATGCCGCATCCTTATCTACCAGAGCTGTTGAAGTTTCTTCATTAGCAGGAGCATCAGATGTTCCGGTGATACAAAATATATTGTTAGTGTCAGATAACAGATTTGTGTTTTGTTTTGGTGCAAATGAATTAGCAGGTTCAAGTTTAAATCCGATGCATATTAGGTGGTCAGATCAAGAAACGGTTTCTAACTGGACTCCTAGTGAAACAACTCAAGCAGGTAGCTTAACATTGTCACGAGGCACCGAAATAGTAGCCGCTACTCAAGCTCGACAGGAAATTCTTGTTTGGACTGATACAGCACTATATTCAATGCAGTATGTTAAACTACCTGATGTATGGAACGCTAATATTGTTGGTGAAAATGTGTCTATTGCTTCTCAAAAATGTGTAGCATACGCAAACGGTGTTGCATATTGGATGGGTAAAGGTAACTTCTACAAATATGATGGCCGTTCACAACCGCTTCGCTGTGATGTTCGTAGGTACGTGTTTAACGATTTTAATACTCTACAGTACCCTCAAGTGTTTGCAGGTTCAAACGAAGCATTTCACGAAGTTTGGTGGTTTTACTGTTCTTCTAGTGCTAATAACATAGACAGGTACGTAATTTACAATTATTTAGAAGATGTATGGTACTTCGGTACATTAGCTAGAACAGCTTGGATAGGTTCTGGGTTGAGAGATAATCCTACAGCAGCGACCTACGACAATAACTTAGTAAATCATGAAGATGGTGTAGATGATAAACAAACTTCTGTGGCTAGTCCATCAGCTATAACAGCTTTCGTAGAATCTGCAGAGTTTGATTTAGATGATGGGCACAAATTTGCTTTTGTATATAAGTTGTTACCTGATATAACTTTTGACGGTTCTACAGCAGACAGTCCAGCTGCAACATTTACATTAAATCCTTTAGATAGTTCTGGATCAGGCATAAACTCACCTGCATCTGAGGGGGGCTCTAATTCTGGGACTGCAACTCGTTCAGCTACATCACCAGTGGAAGCGTATACAGATCAGGTCTATACAAGAGTAAGAGGTAGACAGATGTCTATTAAAATAGAATCCACAGCTACAGGTACAACTTGGCAGGTAGGTACACCTAGAATTGACTTAAGACCAGATGGGAGAAGATAATGCCAAAAGAAAGTAATTATGACATATTCAGAACAAATAATAGATGTTATTGATAACCACCAAAAGGAAATTAG